AGACGCTTACTCATTGTGAAGAAATGTTAGTTTTACTTTCTCCGCCTATGCTAATATATTGAACTTTAGAAGAATCGTAAGAAACAACTTGGTATGTAGTTTCAGGAGGGGTTTGTATCAAGGCACCAATAACACCAACAATAACAATAACAACAACCCACATGAACAGCAGATCATGGGCATAACTAGACACCACATAAACCACCGCCATCAAAAGTTGTAATTGTTAGTTACGGTCATATTATCAGCAACATACGTGTTGGACACAGCAGGACCTGCATCCTTCTTGACATCTGACTCTCGATTGACAGCTTGGTTTCCCACTCTGTCAGCCACTCCCCCTCCTTGTCTACCCCTAGAAGTTCCACGTTCTTGCGATCTACTACTAGTACTGTTAGGATCCATTGAAATTGGTGAGATTTCATGCCCTAGAGAAGTGAAGAAGACTAACGTCCTCATCGCCAGGTTCATCAGTGATGACAAGGTTCAGAGGCTGAAAGCTCTCTTCAAGGGCAATTTGTTCGTCTGGTGTGATTCCGAAGGCGACCCAAAAGGAAAACCGGGTCTCGGGAGAAGGCTCAACAGCAGTATAAGCCCCCTGCCTATGAAACCTATACAGGAATTGCTCATTGGCCCGGTCGAGCGTCTTGGTCCTACAATCGAAACTGGGGAATTGTTCAAAAAATTTTGCCATCACTGGCACTCCATCATTAACAATTCTTCCACCAGTTCCAACAGCCGTCACCCACGCCTCCTTCTCACTACGAATCTCCAAGTTGTTGAGACTATGTAGGTCCTTTGACAAAGATTGATGAACATTGCGAATCATCCGCCAGGCACCATTAACAAAAATGGGCCTAGTTTGACAAAATTCAATATGCTCCAACTCATAAATGGGCTTCTCCACCTTCATGGTAAATCCCAAATCTAAGTAATACTCAACAATCCCCTCAAGAACTTTCTTTTCATCCTTCTTCTCAACAATAAGCATGCAATCGTCCCCATTATTGGCAAGCCTAAACTTACCAATGTTCTTCTTTTTACACCACGTCCACACAGTGGAACACATGATGAAACAATTGCCACTCGAAGTATTCATATCTCCAGACATACGACATCCATCCACCACGTACCTGACACTTCCATCAGGGCAACGTGCTAGACCTTTATTGCGCAATTGCCAAGAAAGCAACTTTGCAAGTTCGGATCTTTCACTTACGGGGAACATTTGTCGCCACATTTCATGCTCATACTCAAGGGCATCGACAGAAATATGTTGGTCGAATCTAGAGGCATCCATACCAATACCAACAGGATCACGGAAAGAGTTCCACATGTCACTCATTTCCCTCCCAGCAGTATCAGCATTTATACCTTTAAAAATGGTTCTTCCTCCAAACAATCTATCAATCCCTTTAAACAGGATCTCTTCAGCATGTCTCAAGTACCTACCAACCTCCACATTATAACGTGGATCCCGGGGCTGAATCACCCGGGGGGCTGGGTCGGGTTTGGCTGTCAAATTAAGTTTTTCAGCCTTCACGAAAGTGCTCAACCACGCGTCACTCTCCCTAACGGAGCGTACTTCTAACGACCTACAAGCTTCCTCATATCTCATCAACTTGCGACCCTTATAAAACCTACAGAATTCAGCAGGTGATAACCGGGTGGTCCTAGGCATCAGAGACAGAAGGGAACTTCTAAACCGGACTTGTGATTTAAAACTTCCAGGGGTGGGTTTCGGGGTTGGTACTAAATTACCAGATTTTTCAACCATAAACACCCGTTCGACAAGACCCCTCCGAACATTACCCAATGAGTTGTCGTGCACTCCGTACCTAATGTTGGCCTGCATCCCAGTAAAACGGTACAACTTTCTGGGTTTGGCCAATGGGGGTCCTACGGTCACACGCATCCCCTTGGGATCACCACGGGTTATCCCAGTGGTGAACCCGCGTATGACCGCTAGGCCCCCCTATTTCTTCA